TCATGGACACCCCTCGAACGACAGAGCAGCACCTCGCCATCCGCAAGTACCTGAGCCCGCTCGTGCGGCCTCGGGGCTATGGTGAGGACGGCGACGAGAAGGTGATCGACAAGGTGCTCTCACTGGGCATTATCGATCAAGACCGAGTGCTCGAACTCATCGCCGAAGACGAAGAGCTGAAGGCGCAGAAGGCCGCCAAGAGAGCAGAGAAATGAAGACCAGCCACTCCGAAGTAGACACCTACCTCTCGTGCCGACGCAAGCACTGGTACGGCTATGGCCGCAAGCTGGAGCGCAAGGTGCATTCGACAGCGCTGAACCGCGGCAAGGCCGGGCACGCCGTGCTGGAGACCTACTACCGTGCAGCGATGCAGGGCTACAGCCACGAGCGAGCGGTCGCCGAGGCACGGCACCACTTCCAGAACATCAAGTCGCAGGGCGTGGGTGACGAGCCGCTGGTCAACGGTGGCTTCAAGCACACCGAGCTGGAGGTGCTGCTCTTCGAGTGGTACTTCGAGAACGAGCCCTTCTACACGCACGGCTGGGAGATCCTCGCTGTCGAGAAGGAGTTCCTGTTCGAATACGAGGAGGGCAAGTTCATGCCTCTCGTGATCGACCTCATCGCTCGCAACCCGCAAGGCAAGATCGTGGTCATCGACCACAAGATCACCTACGACTTCTACTCCGAGCGCGACATGAAAATCCAGTCGCAGCTCCCGAAGTACGTCGGCGCGATCCGTGCCATGGGCCTGCCCGCGGAGAAAGCGGCGTACAACATGCTGCGCTACCGCAAGCAGAAGGCAATGACCGTCGACAAGGTGCTGAGCTGGGTCTACCTCGACATGAACGACGCCCGCGTGCTCACCGCCTTTCAGGAGCAAATTGGAGTGGCAGGCGAAATTGCAGAGCGCAAGCTACTGCCGCTGGAGGTGCAGGACAAGACCGCGTTCCGCGCCGCGAACAAGATGGTCTGCAACTCTTGCGCATTCCTCGATCTGTGCAACACTGAGCTGATCGACGGCGACACAGAGCTGATGATCCACACGGAATACAAGACAAAGACACCACGCAACTTCGGCACCACGCCGGATATACAGGAAGACGAATTGGTATGAGCAAGCTCGACGACGTAATGCAGCGCATGGTTGGCTTCGACGACATCGACCCTGACTTCAAGGGCATGATCTACGGAGAGACCGGCACCGGCAAGACGAAGTTCCTGATGGAACTAGCACAGGCAATCTCCCCCGAAGGCACCGGCATCATCTACGCCGACAGCCTCGACGGCTGGGTCACCCTGAAGAACCACCCCGACCTGAAGGCTCGGACGAAGCGATACCCTGTCGGCTCCCTCGAAGAGCTGGCCGAGCTGGGCGAGATGCTGCGCGATCGTGAGGGCATGTTCGAGTACGTGACCACGCTGGTCATCGACGAGTCGTCGTCGATCTACCAGTACGATCTCAACGCCGTGCTCAGGGCCAGCCTCGGCACGCCGGAGGGCGACATCCCCTCGCGGCCCCCGGAGTGGCCCGAGTACTTCAAGGCGCAGAACCGCTACAAGGCGCTGTTCGACATGATCTACAACGTGCCCGGCCTCAACGTGATCCACGGCGCGCACGTGCGCTACGACAAGGAGAAGCCCGGAGACACCCCTGTCGTCACGGCTGACTTCTCCCCCGGCATCGCCAAGGATCTGCGCAAGCCGCTCCACCTGCTCGGTCACATGACCGCCAAGCTCACCTCGGGCACCGCGTCGCAAGACGCACCCGAGTACAAGAGGGTCATTCAGGTGCACCCTTCCACGTTCGTCGTCGCCAAGACGAGGATCGGAGGACTCCCCGTCAAGCTCAGCCCCGAGGAACTCATCGCGGAGGTTGTCGACTGGATGGGAGATGAGGAACGACGCACTGTCGACCTCACAACGGAGGTCGGTTCGACCGTCGTAGAAGAGCACGAGGTAGCGTCCGACTCGGACGACGCCCCGGCATACACAGAAGGGTAACAACATGTTCATCTCAGAGGCAGTGGAGAGCGGTATCAACATGCTTTCGATTGACGGCTTCGTCGTCCTCTCCAACGTGGCGCTCGTGATCGTGACAGCGTTCGCGGTCATCGTGGGCCTGAAGGAGAACAACAGGCACGAAGAGCACAACGACGACATGGCCGATCGTTCCGAGGAGCGGCTGGCCAAGATCATCCATCAGGTGATCGAACAGGATCACGCAGACGAGCAGAAGGAGAACACCCATGACGCAGGCTAAGCCGAGCATCGGCCGCACTGTCCACTACCAGAGCTACGGCACGCCGGGAGGGGAGTACCTGCCCGCACCGCGCGCAGCGATCATCACTTCGGTGGAACCGCCAATGCAGAAGGAAGACGGACTCTCCGTCAGCCTGTGCGTACTCAACCCCACCGGCCTGTTCTTCAACGAGTCCGTTGACTTCTCGCCGGAACCCAAGCCCGGCCATTGGAACTGGCCGCCCTACGTCGGCTAGCCGACACCCCACCGAATAGGAGAATCACAGTGAAGAAGAAAGTCCTCGCCATTGCCGCGGGTCTGATCGTGGCAGGTACGCTGCTGCTCACGGGCTGCACGAGCGACGCCGACAAGGCGTCCGAGAACCTGTCCACCGCGGCAGAGCAGTTCGAGGTTCAGCGCAGCATCGTCGGCGTCAACGGCATCACCGACAAGGTAGCCTTCTACGTGGAGGGCCGCTGCTCGATCGAACGCTCGGCCGGAGAACTCGTGGTCACCTGCAAGCAGGGTGAAGACGACTACCGGAAGCACTTCGTCGGGCTCAGTGACAACGTGTACTACGTCGTCACGCAGCTCGATCCGGTCGACGTGAGTGTCTACCACACGAGGGTCATCATCAAGCCCGAGAACCTGCTGCCCGAGTTCGACATCGAGACCGCAGACCAGTAACACCAACACACAACGCATCAAATACAGGAAAAGAGAAACACATCATGGGATTCTTCGGAGAAGAACTCGACCTCGCCAGCGCTCCCGACATCACCGGGTTCAGTGACCCCGACGCGGGCATCTACAGCTTCGAGGTGACCGGTGCCCAGCTCAAAAAGGGCGAGAAGAACGGTGCGGCTTGGAAGTTCTTCGAGATCAGCTACCTGCTGAACAACAAGAACGTCGAAGACAAGAAGTGGAGCGAGAGCCTCGGCATGCCCGCGGGCGCAGACTTCGACCCGCACAACCCGAGCAAGCGCGATGAGCAGCAGCTCGGCTACCTGAAGGCGCGCCTGCTCGCGCTCGGTGTCGACCCCGCGGGGCTCAACGACTTCGAGCCGGACGACATTCAGGGTGTCACCGGCACCTTCCAGATCGTGAAGACGAAGAGCAAGAAGGAGGGCGACGACCGGGAGTTCACGAACATCCGCTCGATGAAGCTCAACGAAGAGAAGGCAGCTAAGCCGGTGCAGGCGGTCGCTCGCAAGGCTCCGGCCAAGCGCACGGCAGCTCCGGTGCAGAAGCCCGCGCCGGTCGCTGAGGCGGCCGACGACGCTCCCGAGTACACGACGGAGGACGTGCCCGACGAGGCGGTGGCAGAAGAGGCAGCTCCGGCGCCCGCTCGCACCGCACCGAAGCGGCCTGCTACGGTGTCGGGTAACCCCTTCGCCTAAGCAGTAACGAGGGGTGGGCTTCGGCTCACCCCTCCCCTTCTGGCCTAACCAGCCGCCTCGAAAGGCATCTCTTGACGCAAGACACCGAAGTCCTCGGGGACTTCTTCGACTACATCTGGCACGACACTGAAGGCGCCGTCTACCTGCCGCACGACAACGCGGGTGACATGGATCTGAAGAAGGTCGTGTTCCAGTGGCCCCGACAGCGCAAGGCCGTCATCGACTACGTGCTGAAGCACGCAGCGCAAGGCGACAACGTGTTCTACGGCCCCGGCCTGTATGACCCCGCCGAGCCCCGAGGGGCTGGCCAAAAAGACAACTTCCTCGCGAGCCACGTGCTCTGGGTCGACTTCGACGGCAACGCCCCGACTGACTGGTCAGAGCAGCCGATCCCCGAGCCCGACATGCGCAACCGCTCCAGCCTCCCCGGCCACGAGCACGTGTACTGGCAACTCGACGAACCGATCACCGACCCGGCCACGTTGGAGGATCGGAACAGGGCGCTCGCTTACTCCCTCGACGCCGACACGAGCGGCTGGGACGCCAATCAGATCCTGCGACCCATCAACACGCCGAACTTCCCGAGCGCGCTGAAGATCAGCCGCGGGGAGCGCAGCACTGTCGAGCAGGTGGTCAACCTCCAGTGGGTCGACAACGCCCATGACCTCGAAGAGTTCGGCGCCATCACCTCGGCCAAGCAGCTCATCGCGAACACCCTCGCTGTCGGCGACCTGCCCGACATCAGCGACGTGATCGCCCTGAACAAGTGGACGCCGGAGTTCTGGGAGAAGTTTCAGGTCACGCAGGAAGATCTCTCCACGCCCGAGGCCAAGCGCAAGGGCGGCCGGAGTGCTGCCATGCAGGAGCTGGCCTACCTCGGCGCCGAGCAGGGGTTCTCCGACGAGCAGATCATGGCCGTGCTCCAGAACGCCGACACGCGCTGGGAGAAGTACCTCTACCGGCACAATCGCGAGCGCCTGTTGGTCGACATCGTGAACCGCGCCCGGCAGAAGCACGGCTACCTCACCGGCAGCGACCTCACGTTCGCCGGGCTGGAGGGCTCAGCCGAAGAGGCCACCGATGGCCCGCTGGTCTACGGCTTCAACGACTTCGTGGAGAGCGAGTTCCACATCGAGTGGGTCTACGAGGGCCTGCTTGCCGAGGAGGGCTATGGCTTCATCACCGGATTCCCCGGCGTCGGCAAGACGCAGTACGGCATCCAGATGTCCTGCTCGCTCGCTCTCGGCACCGACTTCCTCGACTGGAAATACGCGCAACCCTCACCCAAAAAGGTGCTCTTCCTCAGCTTGGAGATGGGCGAGGCCCCCATGCACCTCTTCCTCTCGACGATCGCTGAGTCCTACACCCCCGCGGAGCTGAATACCCTCAATCAGAACTTCAAGGTCTTCCCACACGGCCGCCCGCTGCCGCTCGACACCCCCGAAGGCCAGCGATTCTTCGAGGCCCTGCTGTCGGAGTACCAGCCCGACATGGTGTTCATCGACAGCCTCGGCAAGGTCTCATCCAAGAGCCTGACCGATGAGGAGGCCGCGCGCACGCTCGCGCACTACCTAATGAACGTCAAGGCGAAGTACCACTGCGGCGTCTACATGATCCACCACAACCGCAAGAAGTCGAACGACGCTCAGAAGAAGGACGGCGTAGAGCTGAGCGATGTCTACGGCAGCACCTACCTGATGACGGACGCCGACTTCGTGATCTCGCTTCGCTACCTCACCGAGGGCGCCATTACCGTCGACACCCTGAAGATGCGCCTCGGCCCCGAGGTTCGCCCGCAGACGCTGTATCGAGATCAGCACCTCACCTACCACACCGATCACCTCAACTTTGCAGAAGGGACGAACGATGCCTTCGGACTCTAACCCGGTTGGCGGCTACCTCCAGCACAAGGCTGAAGGGCTGTCAGTCCTACAGCACATGCGCACCGCCAAAATCATCGCTGTCGACACCGAGACCAACGCTCAGGACGTACGAGACGGCCGCGGCTTTGCTCGTGGCGTGAGCGTGGCGTTCGTGACCGATGACGGGGCGTTCACGCACTACTACCCCTTCCGGCACGCCACGGGAGAGAACTACGGCCAGCGCACGCTGGGGCTGCTGCGAGAGGGTCTGGAGTCGGCGTCCGCACTCATCTTCCACAACGCTCAGTTCGACATCCCGTCCCTCGCTACGCTCGATATCGACGTGTTCGGCATCTGGTTTCTTGACACGATGGTGGCCGCTCAGCTCATCAACGAGAACTGGCCCATGCGCAAGGGTCTCGACGAGTGCGCTCACGTCTACCTCGGAGAGAGCGGCAAGAACACCTCTCCCGAGCTGGAGAAGGAGAAGAAGCTCGGCTTCCCGACATGGCCTGCCAGTGAGGTCAAGGCGTACGCCGAGACCGATGCCGTGAGTACGTGGCGCCTCGGCCGCGAGATGCTGCCCATGCTCGACGAGGAGGCTGGCCGGGAGTACTGGTATCACAAGCAGCGCCTCATCAACGTGCTCATCGTCATGGAGAGCCGCGGCGTGCTCGTCAACCCTGCCCTCGCGCTGGAGCTGGCCGAAAAAGGCGAAGGCATCATGTCGGAGCTGCGCACGGCCATGGGCATCAACCCCGGCAGCCGCAACGATCTCGAATCGGTGCTGATCGGCAAGCTCGGATTCCCTATCGTGAAGGCGTCGGCGAAGACCGGAGCCCCGAGCTTCGACAAGTTCGCCATGCAGGAGTACGACGCGCTGCTCGATGAGACCGATGACCCGTTCGGCAGGCAGCTTCGTGAGTACCGCGGCTGGTCGAAGAGCGTCGGCACCTACTACCGGCCCTACATCGAGCGCCGGAGCCCTGACGGCCGCGTGCGCTGCGAGTTCCGTCTCGACACTACCGTCACCGGCCGGTTCTCGTGCACGAACCCGAACCTCCAGCAGATCCCGAAGGTCACCGACAAGCCGTGGAACGGCCGCGTCAAAGAGTGCTTCGTCCCGCGCGAGGGCTACGTGCTCGTGGAGGTCGACTACTCCCAGCTCGAACTCCGGCTGGCCACGGCCTACGCCAACGAGCCGCACCTGAAGGCTGTGTTCTCCGACCCTCTGCGAGATGTGTTCGACGAGATGGCCGCCGCGCTGGAGATGGTGCGGAACGACTGCAAGACGCTCACCTACTCGATGCAGTACGGCGCCGGGCTCAACCGTCTGATGACCGCCTTCCGCGTCTCGAAAGAGCGCGCCGAAGAGATCCGCTCGAACTACTTCAACACCTACCCGGCGTTCAAGGCGCTCGCCGAGAAGTGCGACCAGCTCGCGCGCAAGGAGGGCAAGATCCGCATGTGGTCGGGCCGTGCCCGCCACTTCCGCAACCCGAAAGAGGAGTCCTACAAGGCCATGAACTCTCTCATTCAGGGCGGTGCCGCCGACATCATGGAGATGACGATGGTGCGCCTATTCGATGAGGTCGACAGCGACGACTGCCGGATGCTGCTTCAGGTGCACGACGCAATCGTGTTCGAGATCAAGGCCGAGCTGGAGGACACGATGGTGCCGCAGATCATCGACATCATGTCGGACGTGCAGGGCACGTGCGGCAAATCATTCAACGACGTGCGCTTCGCTGTGGACGCACACCGATGGGGAGGAACCCTGTGAACACCCGAGAGATCTACCTCGTTGGCGGCCCCGCCGCTGGCACCGCTGTCGCCGTTCCTAGAGACTTCGGAAACCACTACTACGTGCCGGTGATGAAGCCGTTCGTCGAACGGATGTCAGACCACCCCTTCCCCGAGGTGGTGCCGTACGAGAAGCACGTCTACGTGGATATGGGCGGCAACGAGTTCCACTGGAAGGGCATCCGATGAGCCTCATTCTCGGCGTCGACCCCGGCGACATGACCGGCTACTCCCTGTGGGAGGACAACGTGGAGATCGAGCGCGGCATCCTGTCGGACTTCGACTTCTACATCTTCCTCGATGCGCTCCCTGAGCGCGGTGAGATCGAGCGCATCATCTACGAGGACTTCCGGCTGCTGAAGGGCAAGGCCGCGGCCATCGCCTCGCAGGCCAAGGGCCGCCGCATGGTGGCCTCTCAGGTCATCGGTGCGTGCAAGCTGGCGGCGGTGCGCGCGAAGTGCCCTACGACGGCCATGCCGACAGGGAACCTGCCGATCCTGTACGCCCACGCCGGGATGAAGCAGGCTACGAATCACGCACTCAGCCACGGGGACGACGCCTACGTGCAGACGCGAGAGTGGATGCAGCGGAACGGCCGCGTGAAGAGCCGTCTCCAGTTGCGGCGAGAGGCTGCCGGAGACTAGACTGTACCTAGTTGATTCTCCGATCGGCTACACGAAAGCCCCCCACTCAGCCGCCGCCGCGCACGGGGGGCTTTCGTCATTTCCGCTTGCGCTTCTCGCGCCAGAGTCGGATGCGGCTGAAGGGGTACTGCCGCTGCACGGAAAGCAGCTCGAACAGGGTGCGCCAGAAGAAGTAGACGATCACGGTGTAGACGAGGATCGTGATGACCTCGCGTCCCCAGTACTCGGGGCCGAGCGCACGTGCAGCGAGGGCCAGCAGCAGCACTGCGAGCAGGGCGATCTTCTGGTACATCATCGTCCGTCCCTCGGGCTCAGCCCGCCACGGGCTGAAGAAGAAGTAGCGGACAATGAACAGCACGAGCGGGATGACCCCGAGTACGAGAAGTACCATGATGATCGCGTTCTCCGGTGCCATAGCTTCAAACATCGGGGGCTCCCCACGCTTTCTTTACTCGGGTCATATAGTGATTGCGCTCGTTGTAGAACTCGAACTGTACGCCCATCTCCGAGGCGGCGCTGTGCTGGTCGACCGCGGCCTGCAAGGCCAGCTCGGATCGGGCCTTCGCTTCGGCCCCGTCCGTAGACGTTGGTACCAGCTCCACCTGCGTCAGCAGCTTCCGCTTCCACCACTTTGCCATCAGGTCGCCGCTCTCTCTTTGTCGGAATCCAGAAGCGGCATGGCCTCCAGCATCTGCTTCGTCGCTTCAGCGTAGCTAAGAAGCTTGGCAAGGGACTCAGCTTGGAGGATGCGGGCCTTCTCGGAGTTCTCCAGCGCCGTCTTGAAGTCCTCGGCCCGCTGGTGCTCTGACTCCCACCGGAGCTGTGCGGCGGCCAGCAGCAGCGTGACCGTCGTCCTCGGGATGATCCAGCCGCGTACGAACGAGACCACGATGAGGGCGACGAACGAGAAGCAGAGGGAGATGGGGGTCAAGGGTGACGAGAATATCGCCGCGATCACTGCTTCCATTACTTCGCGTCCTTCGCTGCCTTCATCCGGTCTTTGACCTCGAACTCGGCCTGATTGATGTAGTTCGGCTTGCTCTGGTCGACCAGCCCGAGGCCGGTCAGCCAGTTGATGAGGGCCGCGCCGTTCACTCCACTCAGATTACCGCGCTTCGCGTCCTCCGACAGACCGGCATCCTCGCCTCCGTCACCGCCAGCCCACTTCGGCAAGATGTCGGTCGGCGAGATGCCCGTGATGCGGTTGATGTCCGACAGGCCGGGGATCTGGTTGTCGAGCCAGTCGCTCTGGTCGCGGATCTTCGCGGGGTTGTCGGGGTCACCGAGCACGTCGGACAGGCCGATGTTCGTGCCGGTCATCTTCTCGATGGGCGCCTTGATGATGGGCGAGAGCGAGTTCAGCACGCTCTTGTTCACGTCAGGGGAGCCGCCGAGCTGGCCGCCGAGCAGCATCTCGGAGATGTCGACGGAGGGCCATCCGGGGTTGATGCCGTAGTAGTGCCCGGCCTCCAGTCCGAACCCGCCATCGCTCTCGAAGCTCGTGCCCGTCGTGCCGTCCTGCATCCACTGCGGGAAGAGCTGGTCGTCGGGGAACGGGTCGCTCAGCGAGTTGGGGTCGATGCCGTTGGCGACCGCGAGGTTGTACTGCGCCTTCGGGAACGCCATCACGCGGCCGGGATGCAGCAGCGCGCTCTCGATGACGAGCGGGATCGCACCGCGCGTCCACGAGTAGAAGGGCATGATCCGGCGCAGGTACTTCGACTCGAACGTGCTGAGGTGCGTGCCGTCCGGGTGCCACTTCCGAACCTGCTGCCCGGCGTGCGCGAAGAGCTGGTCGAGATCCTTGAATTGGCCGCTCTTCAGGCCCTTGTTCACGAGGTCGATGAAGTGAGCCGTTCGCACGGTGTGATCGCGGTACTCCGACACTGTTCCGACAGCAGCCTTCGCCCGGCCGCCCGTGAGCTGCATCTTGTCCTGCACGACATCCATCACCGTGTCGGGGCGGCGACCCGAGAGCGCGGCCTCGCCCGCCTCATCGAGGTTCTCCAGTCCGTGGTAGGTGGGGTAGAGACCCTCGTTGGAGGCCGCGGCGTACAGCATGTCGGCCGTCACGTCCACGTCTTCCTTGCCGATGCGACCGCGCATGATCGAAGTGCCGCCACTGACGGGCTCGACGTGACCACCGGAGCGCAGGGCCTCGATGATGTCGACATCCTTGTAGCTGCCCTTCGCAGCCATCACCCGGAGCGCGTCGGTGTACACGCGAGGGTTCTTCACGCCCGCGAGGTAGTTCAGCGCCATGTCGCCGACGAGGTTGCGCACGTGGTGACCGGGCCGCCAGATCGTCACGCCCGACTTCCACATGTTCTGGATCGGGATGATCGTGTTGTTGACGAACGGGCCGAGCCCCTTCGACGAGAACTGCGTCGTCTCCTGAAGCACGTTGTCGAGCTTGTTCAGCTCCACGAGGATGTCGCGGTGGTAGAACGTGTCGGGATCGAGGTACTTGGCCAGCACGCTCTTGCCCTCGGGGTCGACGACACGGGCGTAGCCTGCGCGCGGCACGCGAGACACGAGGCGCTGGTCGGCGGCGATGCGGTGAAAGTTCTGGGCCATGGACTGCTGGCCCTGAATCTTCAGCATGGCGTCCTTCATCTGCCACACGAAATCGAGCGGGTCTTTGACGTTCCACGTCTTCCACTGGTCGGCCAGCTCTTCGCTGAAGCTCCGGCCCGATGACTTCGAGGCGCGCGCGGCAGCCTCCGAATCGAACGCGAAGTCCGTCTTGTAGAGCAGGCTGTTGAGGTGCTCCACATTTGCATTGCTACTGAAGAACTTGTTGTTCATCAGGGCGTGCTCGTTCGTCACGTCGAAGACATCGCCTACCTGCTGGCGCAGCAGCTCGACCTCGTTGACCAGACGCTCGGGCGCCGGGGTGCCTTCCTTCACGTGGTTCAGCGCGGCCACGAGGTTGTCGGTCTTGAACATGCGGTTCGCGCGGTTCAGCTCCTTCGCGGTGTGGGAGAAGTACAGGCGGGTCAGCGTCTGTGTCTTCAAGATCTCGCTGATCGACTCGAAGCCGAAGTCCTTCTTCAGCTTTTCGAGGAACGGCCCGGCCAGCTTGTTCAGCGTGCCCGCGAGCTGCGCTCGGTCGATCTTGTCGCCGAGGTTGAACTCGACCCCGGCCAGCTCTCCCGACACGGGGGTGGCGTCGGCCGCCGCGTTGTCGGCAGCGTCGTCGAAGCCCTTCTGCGCGGCGCGCGTGGCCTCGGCTCCCCGCACCTTGCGAGCGGTCGGCGTGGTCGCGTCGCCTGCGACCGTCACCTTTCGGGCCACGGCCTTCGCGTTCCTCACGCTGGTCTCCACGAGATCAGGCACAGCAGCGTCGACAGAGCGCCCGGCGACCTCGCGGGAGGTGTCGAGTGCGTTCGTCTCCTCCTGAGCCGCCCTGAGAGCAGCAGGCCGCCGATCCATGGCGTTTACGAGCGCGCCCATGTCGCCACTGTCGACCGCAGCCGACAGGGCCTTCAGCACGGGGTCAGCGAGCACGGGCACCTCGGCCTCGCCCCGCTTTTGGAGGTACGCCGCGTTGTCCGCGACGCGCGCCTTCAGGTCGTCGGCCGAGCGCATCACGTTCTCCACGATGGAGTCGACGATCGTGGCCTTCTCGACCGGGGCCTTGCCCTTCCAGTAGACCGGCCCGGAGCCCGCGAGCTTGTTCGGTATCGACTTGCCTGCGACAGGGTTGCGCACGTCGGTGTTCAGCAGCAGCTTCCGCAGCTCTTCAGGGTCGACGACATCGCTGCGCGCGGCGTAGACCACCATGTCCATCAGGTTCGTCGCCGGGAGCGCGGTGCCGGGGTTCTGCCACAGGCGCGGCGCGTCACCGTGCTTGCCGAGGATCTCCAGCAGCTCGTCGAACCCGAGCGGGATGCGCTCAGCGCCGTAGCCCATCGTCGTAGGCACGCCGGAGTTGTCGAGTGTGGAGCGCACAGCCTTCAGCACGCGACGGATGCCTTCGACCTTGCGCGCGCTCGCGACAGGGCCGATCTGCGGGCGGCCTACGTTCTTGCCCGTGGTGTTCAGGCGGTTGAAGTCGGCGAACCAATCGGACTCGATGAACTTGTTGATGGTCGTGAGCTGCGAGCCCGTGTTCCACTGGCGCACGGTGTTGCCCTCGCCCGCGCCGAACTCGGCAGCGTTGCGGCGGGTGCCGCCCTTCGTCACGTGAGGCATCGCCCCGGCGAGGGGGTCGACGATCTCCTGCTTGATGACCGAGCGCAGCAGCTCCGTGAGACGGGGGATCTCGTCGTCGGTGAAGCCCTCGGCCCGAAGAGCTGCCTGCGCGATCGTCAGGCCCTGCTCTTCCGGCGTGGCGCCGACAATCTTCGTGGTGCCGTTCGTCTCGACAGGTGCGGCCTCGGCCGGGCGCGCTGCTGCGGGCTTGCGGGTCTTCGGCTTGGGCGTCTCTACGATCTCGGCGGGGACGGCGCTGGCGATGTCCGACACGGAGCGCTTCTCCTGCTGTACGCCGAGGTGCTCCAGCAGAGCGCGAGCTGCGGGCTTCTTCGCCGCGGCCGAGCTGAGATCCATCGAGCCATCGAGGATGCTCTTGATGTCGGTGACCAGAGCCTCGAACTTCTCGGGGACGGACACGCGGTTCAGTGCCGTCACGGTGTTGCGGCCGAGAGCGGACTCGACAGCAGCGCGGTCGGTCTCCACGGCAGCGCGGTACGAGTCCACGGCGTTCTGGACTGTCGACTCGCTCTTCGTCGCGGCCGACTTCAGCACGGGCTCCCCGTGCGCATTGATGAGGCGGCCCTCGCTCTTGGCCGTCGTGAATGCGTTGAGGTAGCTGGCGTGCAGCTTCTTCGCGATGTCGATGGCGCCGGGCTTCTTGTCAAGCACGCCCTGACGCAGGCGGCCCGCGGTGATCGTCTTGCCGGTGCCTGCGCCGCCGAAGCTGCCGGGGATCTTGATGACGCGCTCGGGGTCGCTGAGCGCTTCCTTGATCCACTGGCCGCCCGTGAGCGCCGGGGTGTTCTGCGGTGTAACGACGGCCTCGGTTACGGCCTTCGCCTCTTTCGGGCTCAGGTTGTCCGTGATCCACTTAGACACGGACTCGGCCTTCGCGGGGCTGAGCTTGGCCGTCAGCGCCTCGGGGAGCACTGCATCGGGCTCGGCCTTCGCGACCGCGGCACGCGCAGCAGAGGCAGGGGTGAGCTTGCCGATAGCGGCAGCCTCTTTCGCCGCCTTCTGGGACTGAGCCTTCGCGGCCTTCGCCTGTGCAGGGGTGATGGGCGCCGGGGCGATAGCCTCTTCGGCCTTGGCAGCCGCTGCGATCTCTTCCGACAGTGCGCGGGCAGGCTTGGCCGGGGTGCGCTCGATGCCGTCAGCCGTGCCTGTCCCGGGGCCGCGCACAGCGCGCTTCGGTGCGACCGCAGGCGGCGCGGCAACAGGGGCCTCAGCTCTCTTCGGTGCGAGAGTGGGCGCGACAGGTGCGGCCTCTTCGGCCACGCGCTCTCCGGCGCCTAGCTTGTCGAGACGGGTGACCTTCTGGCCAGCCTTGCCCGCGAGGCCGAGCTTGCTCGCGATAGCAGCGCCGGGGATGTAGCTGAGGGGGTCGAGAGCGAGGTCTCCGGCGAACCCGGCGACACCCTTCAGCAGGGGGTTCACGTTGTTCTTGTCGTCGACATAGCCTCTGTCGGTGGCCTTGCCTACGATGTCGGTGGCATGCTCGATGTTGTCGGAGGTGAGCTTCCGATCCTTGTCTTCGGTGGAGGTCAGCCCCTTCCACGCACCTGCGACCACCTTCTGTCGAGTCGGCTCGTACTCCGACATGGGGTCGACCTTCTCACCCTTTCGGGCGCGCTCTCCTGCCGCGTCGGCTGCGTCGAGACCGGCGCTGATGCCGCCCTCTACGGCGTACAGCGGACGCGACGCCATGTCGAGCACCCACTTCGCCACAGTGTCCTGACCCTGAGCGAACTCTTTGATGCCGTCAGGCAGCTCGTCGCGCTTCTTCTCGCGCAGAGCCATCGCCCCGGCTGCCGTCGTGCCTGCGTCCGTGAAGAAGTTCGATACCTGACCCGTCCAGTCCTTCGGGGCCTCAGCCTTGCGCGCGTCAGCATCGCCCTTCTGATCCGACAGAAAGGACTTGACGAACTCTTCGTCGGACTGACTCTTCTTCGAGCCGACCTTGGCGCCGGGCTCCTTGGCCTGACCACGCTTACGGCCCTCGGTCGGCCCGTCGCCGCCGCGCCACTGCGCGTTGCTACCCGACTTATTCGCTGAGGTCGACGGAGTGTAGACCGACGTGGGATTGGCGCGATCACCGCGAACGAGGTCTTCGACCTTGCGCTTTCCGTAGCGAATCTGGTCGTAGGCATCCGACACTTTGGCCGAGTTCTTCGCGGTGTACTTCTCGCGATTCTCGACGTTCTTCTGAGCGTTGGACTTCTTAGCTGCCATGCACCCTAGCGTATAGGGCACACGGCAATCTACCTACTTAGAATCGGCCGCCTGTATTGCGCCGGGCGCTCTTCGTCGCGACCTTGTTCGAGCGCCGTGTGACAGCTCCCGACACAGGCTTGCCCGCGCTGGTCTTCTTCGAGCTGTTGCCGCGGTTGATGGCGGCCGAGTTGATGCGAGGGTCGTTCGACAGGGTGTCGCGAACCGAGTTGGGGTTGCGGCCGAGAGCGCGCTGAGCGTTGGCGTACCTGTCGGCGCCTACCTCGTATCGACGCTGACCGGCCGCGGCGTTGCGCGCCTCGGAGTCTGTCATCTGGTGGTAGTACTGAAGCTCTTCGTCGTCGCCGTAGCCCCCACCGCGCCCGCCGCGGCCACCTCCACCGCCGCCTCCCCCGCCACCGGAGCCGCCGCTGGCCATGGCTGCCATCGCCGCAGCGAGAGAGTCACCGATCGCCTTCTGTCGAGACGCGCCCTCCATGCCAGCGGCGTCGATGACGCGGTTGTTGTAGGCCAGCGACGCTGCGCGCTCGTCATCCGACCACTGTGCGCTCGCGCCCCCGCGAGACCGCATCTGCTTGTTCTGGAAGTCCTGATCGTGACCGAGCAGGCTGCCGGAATTGGCCGCCTTGCGCGCGTACAGACCGCCGATGCCGAGGCTCGCCAGAAGCGCGGCCGAGCCGCTGTTCGAGCTGGCGTAGCCCTGATTCGTGATGCCCTGCGCGGCCTGCTGGTCGCCGTTCATCTGCTTCTTGTTCGCGTCGTAGTTCGAGTTGATGCTGTTCACATCTTCGCCACGCATCTTCGCCTGAAGCTGCGCGTACATCGAAGCGATGTCGGCCGACGCCTTGACGTACGGCTGAGTCCATTCGTCGGCCATGGGGTTCTCCTACTTGGTCTTGCGTGCGGCGCGGAGCAGAGCTTCGAGCTTCGCGGAATCCTTCTTCGACACGCCCTTGTGACGCGAGGCGCCGGGGCCGTCTCCGAAAGAGTGACCCTTGCGAGGCGCCCCGCTGCCGAAGATCTCGCTCTGGGGCTTGCGGGTCGACGGGTCGGTGGGTGCGCTGTTCGCCCTCGGGTTGGGCAGGCCGTCCATCTGACCTGCTCCTCGCTTGGACACACGAGACGGATCGAGCTTGGCGTTGGGGTTGAACTGAGCGTCACGGCCCTCGAACGAGTGCTTCTGCTGGGCGCCCCGAGGAGCAGCCTTCGGCGAGCGGCCTCCGTCTCGCATGCCACCACGCCACGTCTTCGGATCGGTGTCGGGGCCGGTCTGTCCGGGAGCCTTCGAAGGGTCGTTCGGGCCGTGGCCACCGTTGCGGTACTGGTTGCGCTGGGCGCGGACGTTGCCTTCGCCGTCCTTGCCCTTGCTGTCGTCCCGCTTGGCCGTTCGGCGAGCCGCCATCAGATCATCCCTGCGTTGCGCTGTGCGAGACGTGCGATGGCCTCAGCCCGCGCCGCCTGCTGCTGTGTGAGGTTCTCGTTCGACTGGTTGGCGAAGTCCTGCGACGCCTTGTCGCGGTACTGCTGGCGACCAGTGTTCATGCCTGCGAGCTGGTCGTTGAAGTCGCGATCGAGGTCGGTGAGAGCGTCGCCGTAGAAGCTCGACTGAAGCATGTCGCGCGAGCCGAAGTCGTTGAGCTGGCTCTGGAAGCGCTTGCCTCGCGACGTGTTCACGTCGTCGTTATTCCACTTCCCCTGAAGCGGGCCGTCGACACCGTCTTCGTCATCCCAGCCGAGCTTCTTCAGGTTGCCCGCGAAGTCGGTGTCGTAGTTCTTCAGGTTGAGGTTCTTCTCGTCCTCGAACCCCTTCAGCGCACGCTGGAGTGCAGCGGTGCTGGCGTTGTAGGTGGCGTCACCGGCCAGCCAGTCCTGCTCGCTGATCTGCGGGATCGGCTGAGGGGCCGCGGCCGGAGCGACCGTGCCCTGCGAGTCGTAGCCGGTGTCGTACGACGGGGAGTAGCTCGGCTCGTCGTAGTACTGGGGCTCGGGAGCGGGCGCGGCGATAGGGCCTGCGACAGGGGCCGAGACGTTGTGAATCGCCTTTTTCGGGGGCGTCCCGTTTCCGTAGCTGCCCATTAGATCTGACCTTTCTGAATCCTGCGCTGGAGTGCGGCCTTGCGGGCCTCGGACTTGGCGTCACGCTCGGCGTAGCCGGTGCGATCGACACGGCCCTGAGTGGGTGCCGAGGCTCCCGCCAGCCCGTACCGCTTGATCCCGGCCGCGAACTTGTTGAAGCCGGTGCCGTCCTTGCCGTAGTCGTTGCCAGTCTGCGTGCCGAGAGGGGTGCTCTTCGGCTTCGCGGCCTGCTGCTGGACAACGCTGGAAGGCCGAGGCTGCGCCATCGGCGGGCGCCGCACAGGCTTGGGGGTGAATCGAGCGAAGTTGGCCACGGTGACATCCTAACCTAGGAGACGCTCTTGACCACATCTTCTTTCGTGCTGACCTTCGTGGTCAGACCGAACAGCCGAACAGGGCTCGTGTCGCTGGCACCGTCCGTCTCGAAGTCGACAGTGAAGTACGCCTGCCGGAACCTCAGCCCCTTGCGGAACTTGGCGAATTTCCGGGTCGGGCCAGAGCCCGCGGTGTCGAGAGCCGTCGTCTCCGACAGGCCGCCCGTGAGCGGCTGGCCCCACTTGAAGTTGAGGCTCTGGCCCCACGTCGCGGGCTTCGTCCGAAGAGCGCCCCACGTGACCGAGTAGTTGAACGTGATGGGCACGACGGTGCCGGTCACCTTGTTGCGGAACAGCGCGTCGACACCCCACCAGAACAGGCGCTTGTAGTTCGCGCTGGCTTGGTAGTTGTAGTTCTTCGTGCGCACGTGGCAGATCATCGGCTCGCGCATCCCGGCGAGCACGGCATCCGTGATCTTCAGGGTCTTGGCCGTGCGAGCGCCTCCGGTGGGCGTGGCTGTGCTCCGGTGCGCGATGGCCTCTTCGTTGACCGAGTTCGTCTTGAGCGCGACGATGCGACCAATCGGCCCGTGCGTTGTACTGATCCACGTGCTCCACGTCTTCGTGCGCAGGCTGTAGATGTACATGGTGTCGTAGTACGAGACGATGATGCGACGGTTCAGCACCGACAGAGCGAACGGCTTGTAGATGTTCGCGGTGGTGGTCGCCATCAGCGGCACCTTCTCGTTGATTTGCGAGATCTGGAAGTTTGCGATCTGGTACACCTTGTCGTCGTACATGAAGAAGACGAGGTTGTCGCTGGTCACCACGCAGCTCTTGTCGGCGAGGCCGATGTCGGGGGTGAGGCGCGAGGGCTCTCCCACGGACGGGTCGCTCGTGTAGCTGAAGCGGTAGATCGAGTTCGACTTGAAGACGAGCAGGTCGTTGAAGTAGGTCATCACGTACACGATCGGCTGCCCGTCGCCGGGGCCGATGCTGAGGAAGTTGCCGGGCCACACTGTCGGCGCAGCGACGTTGCTCAGGAAGAGGCGGGTGCTGTCGACCGTGGCGTTCTTGCCCTTGCCTACCCACAGCCGGTTCTTGTGCGTGAAGATGAAGTCGCCCTTGGGCATGGCGGGCACGGCTACGAATCCCGTGCTCGGGCTCCAGCTTCCTCCGGGGTTCGCGCTCGACTCCGGCGCCACGAGCCACGCGAGGTCGAGATACTGCGTAACGCCCGCGGCGGCGATGGTGTTCGTGAGCAGCACCCACGTGTTGCCGGTGAAGTAGTAGGTCGACGTGAGGCCGTCGCTGGCCAGCAGGTACGACACGCCGTTCGTGGCGTAGTAGTAGCCGAGGATCTCCAGATTGCCCGTCGCTCCGAGCGGGAAGCTGACGTTGAGGTCGACAAACGGCGGCCGAGAGACCAGCGAACCGTCGAGATCCAGCTCCATGTTGCTCACCTCGACCAGCTCGTTGTCGGCGACAGCGGAGGGGTCGGAGAATGAGTTCAGGCCGCCCGTGAAGGGGCCGATCAGCACGGTCTCTGCGGCCACGAGGACTCCTTAGTAGGGCCAGATCTCCGTGATCGTGCCGTAGGTCATGTTCTGCGCTGTGCGCTCCCCGTCAGAGAGGATCGCCAGCGACTCATTGTACTGCTTCGACTTCGCGTCGCTGGCCTGCCAGTCTTCGTCCATCTCGTACGCCTGCTGGAGCACGTACTGGAGCAGGGAGTTGAAGTAGCGGTCGGGAATCGACAGAAGGTCGGTCGGAGCGGTGACTGCGGCGGGCGCCTTCGTGAAGTAGATCGTGATTTGCTTCGAGGTCTCGGGGATGGGGTAGAAGGTGAACTGCCCGGCCCACTCGTACCAAATAATCGGCTGGTCGGCGGTGTTCGAGGGCTGATCGCCGATGACATCCTGCTCGGCCTGCGCGAAGCTCATGTTCGCGATCTTCTGGCCGTCGTAGTGCAACGAGTCGATCGACAGAATGTTCTCGGCGGGCCACGAGTACGAGGCGACACCAGCCGTGCTCATCACCGAAGACTTCGCCTTCAAGATCGACTCACGCTGCACGATGTCTCGCTGGCCGTCGTTGATCCAGCGCAGGAGGTCTGTGGTTTCGAGCTGCACACCCGACTCGTCACCGAACGTGCGCATGGCGCGCGAGAACACGTCCTGCACTGTGTAGGTGGGTGCGCCGTAACTCACTTGTCGTACCGCTGTCCGTTGTGGTGGAAGGTGTGAAGCGGCGTCTTGGCCATGTACATGAGGAACTCCATCTCGTCCTCGATACGGGCCTCGTGATCCTTCAGGCGCATCGCCTCGCGCGCGGCCTCCTGCGCCTCGATACGGCCGAGCACGTCGACCTTCGAGCTGTCCTGTGCCCAGATCTCGCCGAGCAGCGCGGCCGGGTCGTTCATCTCGACCTCAGTGGCGTAGCGGACGATCTGCGGCGCCTGCGAGGGCGGGCTGTAGAGCACAGCGTACGGCTTCGTGTCCTCGGCGCTGCGATCCTTTGGCGGGATGAAGACCAGCGACAGATAGGGGTTGTAGTCGTGCAGGATCTCGGCGAAGTTCTGGTGAGCCTGACTGATGAAGCAGCCGAGATCGGAGTTATACACGTCGCCGCGGGCGCCAAGAGCAGTAGTCATGCCGACAGCCTACCTGAACGGTCAGTATGGGGCTACTGCCACCCAGTCGAGAGGGCCGGTGAGCGACAGGCCGAGGTTGAGCGTGAAGCCTGTCACCGTCTTTGAGCTGATCGTCACATTGACCGAGATCCCCTCGCGGCTGAAGAGCAGCTTGTAGTTCGAGTCCGTCATCGGCCGAGCGAACGTGACCACCTTCTGGACATCCAACGCTGCGACAACTACCGTGCCAGACTCGACACGATCAAGGAGGTCGAACAGGTAGCTCGGCACAGCACTAGGCCGTGTACTCGCCGACAAGCAGGCCCGGTGCTGTGCCTGCGAGAACTGAGAAGCCGTTGATGGAAGCAGTGATGCCGAACGGCACCTCGTACTTTTCTCCGTTGGCCAGCACCCAATGAAAAGCGGTGTCTGATGCCGTGTTTCCGTATCGAATGAACACTTCTTGCCCTGAACGATTCACAATAGTGGCGCCTCGACGGTTCAGGTTAGTCGCCAGTAATGATGCGCTGGTTGACGCTGCAAGCACCCGACTGGCCGGGGCGCTCGCGGCGGTCGCTGGGGCCGTGTTGACCGGCTGCGATAGAGCGGGAACCGCGCTTCCGTTGTCAGGGTCTACTCCTGTCACACCGGAGTAGTACCGACGCATCAGGTCGTTGAGCGAAAATGCAGCCATGGTGTTCTCCTAGGAATGACGAAAGCCCCTCCAGCATAGCTGAAGGGGCTCCCGAACGGTGAGGCTTACGCCGCTTCGTTCACGTCCTGAATGACGCCGAAGGTGTTTCGACGGTCGGCACCCAGCTCGACGTAGCGGTAGAGCGTCGCCTCGTAGGCGTCGTACGTACCGGTCGAGTCGATCTTGCGCTGCCAGATCGAGCCGTCGCGATCCATCCAGTCCCAGTCACCCGCGTTGTAGAGGGTGAGCGCCTTCTCGTTGATGAAGTACTGCGTCCGCAGGGGCGCGTCGACATCGGCGATGACCGGGATGTCTCCGTTGTCCGTGGTGAACGCGAGGCCACTGAAGCCGCCCGTGAACTTCGTCGTGTTGACGAACTGGCGCTGCTGCTGGAGCAGGTTGGCGTACGCCCGGCGAACACCGAGGCCCTGAATGATGAGGGTCACCTCGCCACCGTTGGTACGGATGCGGTCGTTCATGTAGGTCATGAGACCCTCGGACAGCGCGCGGCCGGTTCCACCGTTGGAGTCGACTTCCGACTTCCAGACAGGCTCAACCGTGGGGTCGACGTTGTAGAGGACACCCGTGTTCGAGATGATCGACTTCAGGCCCGTGATCTCACGGTTGACGTTTCCGGTGCGCACGAGCACCTGTCCAACTGCGGTCGTGATGTTCGCACCCGACACGGTGACCGTGTTGGCACCGGCCGACAGGTCGATGGCGGTGACCTGTCGGTTCGACTGGGCGACGGTCGACGGCAGGGTCACGAGGTCGACCTGCTCACCGAGCTGGAAGGCGCGAGCGTCGTCCACGGGGAGAACGGTCGACGTGACGACGGCGCGGATGGTGCCGATCGTACCGACGTTGGTGCCGTAGAGCTGGCGGTTGAAGTCCTTCTTCAGGTCGTTCTTCAGGCCGTCCATCTCGTACGTGAGCGCCTTGGCGAACGCACGGGGGTCGGAGTCCGACAGCTCGATGGCCTGACCCGTGAGGCCGACACGGCCGTACAGGTACTTCAGGCTGACGCGGGCTGCCGCGGTGCCCTGCTGACCGGCGACGGGGAGAGCCTCGTTCTCGTTGCGGGCTCCGATACCGGAGTTGCGGCGAGTGTGGATCGGGAAGGTGACGTACTTTCCACCGATCTCGGAGGTGACGCCATCGCTGGACGACTCGATGCGCTTCAGGAGAAGCGTCTCGGACTGGAGCTGTTCGCGGATACGGCCGCGGTAGACCTCTTTGAGGTACGGGTCGATGGTGGCAAGAGTTGCACCCATGATTGGAGCCTTTCGTTACTGAGAGGCAGCCTTGTTCTTCATCAGGAGGTCTGCGACGAGGTGGGAGGTGTCCTTGCTCGACAGCTCCCCGAGCTTCTGCTGGGGGTTGGCCGAGGGGACTCCACCGTTCGTCGGCATCACCTGTGGAGCGAGGCTACCGGCGCGGGGAGTTTGGAGCTTGCGATTGATGAGAGCGTCGTACTGCTGCGCCACCGCTTCGAGGGCGGGGACGCGGCCGGTGGTCGTCGCAATCTGGGCAGCGCGGCCGATGATCTCTTTCAGATCGTCGGCGTCGTAGTTCGGATGAGCTGCCTTCAGCCCGGTCAGTTCCGTGTCCAGTTCAGCATCAGCGGCCTGATCGACGCGCTGCTGCTCCTGCTGCTGAACATAGGCTTCAAACTGCGCCTGCTGCTCTGCGAGCTGGTCGATCCGCGGGTCTTGATACTCCTCGAAACCGGTCTCGCCATCCTCTTCTGCACCCTCGCCAGCCAGCTCTTGCAGCGAGGCTGCAATGCGGGGGTTCTGACTGAGCATGTTGTAGAAGGCGACGGGATCGCTGTCGAGCATATCTGCGAGCTGAATGCCGATTTCGACCCGCGTGGGGTCTACGTCCTTGAACTTGTCGAAGGCTTTCAGCGGCGCATATTCGCCGTGGATCTTCTGGGTCATCTGCTGCACGCGGATGTCGTTCTCTCGCAAGAGAGGTTTGACGGCCTCGTACTGGATCGGACCGAGCTTTTCCTTGAATGAGTTCCACTCCGGGTTTTCCGAAGGGGCTTCCGGCCCTGTACCTGCTGGCGCTGCGGGAGCTGCTTCCACTTCCTGAGAAGTGGTGTCCTCGGTGCTCTGCTGGTCTGTACCTTCAGGCATGCTCAATTCAATTCTCCTTTTTGCCGTACCTTTTCATGGGCCTTAGCGATTGAGATAAGTATGCCCATGCGAAAGGCCCTGTGTCAAACGACACAGGGCCTAACTTGCAGTGAGAATCTACTTAGATACCCGGTACGGCGACGCCGTTGACGCGCGCGGCGTACAGCATGTCGTTCCGGCTCATCAGGTTGAGCTTGCTCGCGCTGAATGTGGTGGCGTTGAATGCGGTCAGAGCTGCCTTCAGACCAGCGATGCTGGGCTTCTGGAGAGGTGACCAGATGTTCGTCGGGTTGTACCCGTCGTTGGCGATGTCGAAGTCTGCCATGGTGTCTATCCTTCGTCTTGGCTCGGGGCCACGTCTGGCACGTTGCCGTTGCCAGCCATCGTAGCACCGGGAGGTGCCTGCTCTCCAGCAGCCGCGGGGTCGCCGCCCTGCTGCATCATGGCCGCCTGCTGATCCATCTGCATGTCGGCCGCAAGCATCTGATTATGGAGCTGGACGTGAAGCTCGAACTCCTCTTTCACCTCGTCGGGCAGCATCTCGAACTCTTGACCCATGCGGAAGGCGTTGTGCGTCGCGATGTGGATGGCGTGATTGTCCCAGTTGTTGACCTTCACGATTGGCCCGGCTCTCATGGGCTTCTGCTGCTGAGCCATCTCGTCGACAGGTGCGAGCGGGTCGGGCGCCATGTTCACACCGATGGGGCTCATCGGATCGCCCGCGGCCATCTCGAACTCCTCGGCCGCCTGCTGGATCTGCGCGGGGTCGAGCTTCTTCATCTTGATGTTCTCGCGCTGCGCCTGACGCTCGGCCACCTTCAGCCGGTCGGTCACCTTCTGCACGCCGCCGACCGAGATCAGCTCCAGCATCTCGTCGCGGTCGAGCGCGCCGAGCTTGAAGAGATCCATGACGTACGCCTCTTTGGCGGCCTTCGACTGGCCGACAGCGGAACCGGACTCCACTCGGAAGTCGGTCGAGTTCTGGAGGTCGCCGCCCTTCAGCAGCAGCGTGTCGAAGCTCGCCTCGGCGCCGCCGACCTTGATGGCCCGCGGAATGTCGACGTACTCGACGAACAGGCCGATGGTCTGCTGGCCGATCTTCTCGTACGCGCGCTCGACGGAGTTGAAGGTCGTCGTGAGGTAGGCGTCATCGCGCTCTTGCAGCGCGGTGATGGCCGTTCCCGCGGTGAGGCCGCTGGGCGCCGAGCCCTTCGACACCTGATGCTGGCCCGACACGTCTTCCATGTCCGACAGAATGCGATCCTGCTGGTCGACGTAGTACTGCGGCAGCGGCGTGAGCGGCAGCGGAGTCGGCGCCTGACGGCCCGGCTTGTACTCGATCACGGCGCCCGGCTCGTTCGTCATCTTGGAGACGATGACCGTTCCGCGCTCGGCCATGAGCTGCGGCTTGGCCATCAGCTTTCCGGCGTGGTGGATAGCGGTGCGCAGCTCGTTGTACTCCTGCTGGAGCCCGTTCGTGTCGTTGAGCGTGCTGTCGGCGTAGAACTTGGCCGAGGGGATGCTCTCGATCTTCGTGAACGGATACATGCCGTGCGCGTAGGGGAGGCCGTTCTCGGTGAAGCTCACGAGGATGTCGTCGACAAGGGTCAGCAGGCCGCCGTTGGGCAGGTGGTTCGTGGCGCCCGGCTTGATCCAGACCTCGTAGATGATGCACGAGTCGGGCTTTTCCTTGTTGTCGAGGTTGAGGTACCCAGCTTCGAGGATGTCGTTCTCGCCCGTCGTGCTCGGCTGGAACTTATCACTCACGTCATCTTCGAGCAGCGCGCCGAACGCATTCTTGCACCACTCGACCGGCTTGGTCTGCACGTTGATGACGAACGGCTGATCCTCGATGTCGACCTCGCGGAGGTCGGGCACGAAAAGGTGGAAGGGGGTGACGCTGCCGTAGCGGATGTCACCCATGTCGCCGGAATCCTTGTCGGGGAGGGACTGATCCCACCACGTCTTCAGGAAGCCGTTGCCGGTGACCGAGGCCCACCACACCGCGCGCTCCATGTGGTTCAGGAGGTGGCGCTTGTTGACGTAGCTCTCGTTGACCTGCTCGGCGGCGAGCGCCATACGCAGATCTTCGTCGTCGGCGCTGGCCGGGACGACGACAGTGGTCGGCCGCTGGCTGAGCAGCTTGGCCATCTCGGTGCGCACGATGCCGCGAGTGCGGTTGATCGTCTTGGGCATCTTGTAGTACGGCGCCCGCGGGGCAACCAGCTTGTTCGCGAAGCCTTCGGCCGTCTTCTCGCTCGTGAACGCGAGGTTCTGCTGGCCGGAATACATGGCCATGTTCTTGTGCCACTGAAGCTGAGTACGGGAGCGGCCCGTCTTGGCCCTCCCGTACTCGCTGTGCACCCATGCGATGAGTGCCTTGCCTGCGTCCGACTTGCGGAATCGCTTGATCTCAGACGCCTTCTGCTCCGGGTCGGTCACCGGGGACGGAGAAGAACTCTGGGTCGATGCTGGCGATGTCGTCGAAGACATCAAGCTCGATTCGATCGAAGTTGCCACCGGAGGGGTCTCTCTCTGCTAGACGTTCGGCCTCGGCCTCGTCAGACGGATCGAAGACCTCACCGTTAGTGTACTGGTCGTCGGGCTGCATAGTCACGATGCCCTGATACGAGAGTACGTCCTTGGCCGCCACGAGAGCAGTCAGGCGCTCGTTGACGCCGATCTGCTCTCGGGTGACCTCAGAGTACGTCTGCGAAAGGGTTGTCTGATTGGACAGCAGGCTTTCGATCAGCTTCTTGTCGCGTTTCCGGCCCTTCCGGTGCTGCCGCTGGAGTTCCAGCAGCGTCTCCCGGTGCGTCTTCTCCTGCTCCGCTCTCGCCAGCGCCGCTTGCAGATTCACCTTCTGCTGCATCGACAGCAGGGCTCGCATCTGTCGACGGTGCAGCCGGGTGAGCAGCAGCGTCAAGACGATCAGCAGCAGTGCCAAGCTCCCGAATGAGAGCGCGAAGAGATCCACTGTAGTCGTCCTTTACCGCTTCGGCGTAGCCCTGAAGCCGCCATTGTTCGTGCTGGAAGGCGCCCTCGGGCGTCGCGCCGACAATGCCCGCGGCCTCGGCCAGCTCGCGGATCACATCGACATGGAGGTACACAGCACCGTAGTACTGCATCGAAATCCCGGTATCTACCAGATCCCGAGTCGCGCCCGAGATGAGGCATTTACCGGGGGCAGCAGGCGGCGCGTCGTAGCGCTGAAACCTGCTGTCCCCAGTATCGCCGGTCACTTCGTTTCGACCGTCTTCGCGACTTCCTGCGACGGGATGGGCGTCTCGTCCTTGGCGAGAGCCTTCGTCTGCGCGGCCTCGATCTTCTGCTCGTCGGTCGACGCCTTCGTGATCTTGGCCTCTTCGACCTCGACGACTGCGGTCTCGCCGATCGGCGTCGGTTCGGAAAAGCCCGTGGTGCCGTTGAGCACAGCGAGCTGCGCGGCCGTCACGGCCGGGATGCCTGCGGTCGGCTGAAGGTTGTCGTAGTCGGGCTCGCGACCCTCGATGCCTGCGCGGCGCTTCTCGGCCTGAATGGCCTCCACCTGATCGGCGTAGGGGCCACCGTCACGGTCGCCGAAGCGGTCGTTGGGGTTGTAGAGCGGTTCGGTCTTTGCTTCGGCCACGATGGGCTCCTATCCGTAGAGTGAATCGTAACTCTCGGTGGTTGACCACTCCGAGCCGGTCTCATCTTGATCCCACATGACCTCGATGCTGGGGTCACGCACTTGCTTCAAGAGCATCGTATCGTACGTCTCGCCGGGAAGCGACGGGCCGGGGATGATGAAAACGCGCGGCGCGGGCTCGGGGCCGAGATCCGGCATGAACGTGGCGAAGTAGCGCGCGCTGTCGAAGGTGTGGTCGTTCTTCTTGTGAACGGTCTCCTGCTTGTTCTGGTCGAACCGCATCTTGGCCGAGCTGTACGTCGCCCACCGCAGACCCTTCATCTCTCGGATGAAGTTGACGCAGTTGTCGGTAATGAACCACTTCGGCTGGTTA